TTTAGTTTTCGTGGTAGTCGGGAAGAAGGATATGCGGATTATCAAGTCGGTATGTATTACATATCTCCTTGGTTGAAACATTTGAAAATCGTTAGGAACGGAATAGTATTGAACAATCAGAAATGTACGCTATCAGAAATGTTTGGAGGTTGATAAATGAAAGTCTCAAAAGGAACAAACGAATTGAGTGAAGAAGAATTGAAAAAGATGAAATTCATTTCTGATGGAACATGGTTTGATAAAGGCACAGAAGCTAAACTCCTTTTCAAAACATCAGAATTTACTGATGGAACTTGGGGTGGTTTGTTTGAAGGAATAAAAGATGGTTTGGTTGACGAAGAAATGTGTGCTTCAGACGAATTTGAAATAGAAGGTTAATATGCCGAAATGGGAAGTTGAAGTTTATGAAGAAGTGAGGACTTCACATAGAATGGTGGTTGAAGCAGATAGCGAAAAAGAAGCAAAGAACTATGCTTTGAAAAACTATTACATGGACGATGATGTTGAATCTGTTGTAGACCATACAAACCTTGAAATACTTGAATGTGAATTATTGGAGGAATAATATGCCATACATAAAACAAAAAGACAGACCGAAGATGAATATGGTTGTGGATGTAATGCGTTTTCAAGGTGTCAAAGCCGATGGGAAACTCAACTACGTTCTCTACAAGTTATGTAAAGATGATGTAGAACCAAGTTACAATAACTACAAAAACTTTATTGGTGAGTTGAGACAGTGCGCCACGGAGATTGAAAGAAGGCTATTAGCAGAATATGAAGATTTGAAGATAAAAGAAAATGGAGATGTGGAATGAGTAACAAAGGAGAACTATATTCATTAGTTCAAGCAACAGAAAATGAACACTGTTGCGTTGAAAAGATTGTTAGGGACTTCTGTAATGTTAAAGGTATGGAATGTGTTTACTATCGTAAACTAAAAAGAGGTCACGTTCCAACATTCAGAGAGTTCAAGATCAGAGGAAACGAATTAGTCGCAAGACAATTACACAATATGCGCTTTGAATCCAGAAAAAAGGGAAGAGATGCTCAATATGATTTGATAAATTTTATGGAGGGAGAATGCAAAACTTTATCACGCTAACTTTATTTGCTATTTGTTGGACGGCTTTTTGTCTAACATCTGTTGAAATTTATGACAGAATATGTTATCATGTATTAGATGAATTGATTAAGAACGCCAAGACGGACAAAGACCACGAGAAAGTCCTACAATTATTATTGGGAGTCTAAATGAGTTTCACGAGAATATATTATGACGCATACAAAAATAGATTATACTGCTCCGAAACAGTGAATGGAAAAAGAAAGAAGATAGACTATCATCCACAATTTGAATACTATGTTCCAGACACCGAAGGCGATTCAACACTAAAAGATATTTACGGAGCCCCAGTAACTTTACAAGTCAGCGAGACTCGTAAGGATATGAGAGCCGTTGCTGAATGTGTCCAAACTTGTGAAACAGATATTTCCGAAGATGTAAAGTTCCTACAAAAAAGATACAAGGGAATGCAACTCAAAGCAGATATGGCAAACTTTCAAGTTGCCACAATTGACATAGAAGTTGCTGGTGAAAGAGAATTCCCAAAACCTGAAGATGCTAAATATCCAATAAATCTAATCTCCATTCACTACTCCAAAGAAGATACCGTCTACACTTTCGGCACACAACCGTATACTGGTGATAGTGAACTTGTGAAGAACTATCATTATTGTGCTGACGAAGCAATGATGATTGAAAGGTTTATCAAACACTTTAGAAAGAAGGGTGTTGATATTCTGACTGGTTGGAATGTAATGGGGTTTGATGTTCCTTATATTATCAATAGATGTAAAAATCTCGGTATTGAAGTCTCAATGTCTCCAATCAATATGTATAGAGAAAGGAAGACTGGTGGATATCACATTGAAGGTGGGGGGTACACTATTGCTGGTATCTCAATCCTTGATGGTTTGGAACTCTACAAGAACTTCGTGTATGTCAAGAGAGAAAGATACTCTTTGCAATTCATTGGTCAATTAGAGGTCGGAGAAGGCAAGAAAGACCTTGAAGGAACTGTCAACGATGAATGGAAGAACAATTGGAACAACTTTGTTGAATACAATGTTCAAGACGTATTGTTGACAAAGAAGATTGAGGATAAGAAGAAACTCATCAAATTGACGATAGATTTCTGTTATCAGGCTCTCATCCCATTTGATAGAATATTCTCATCAATTACTCTTGTGACTGGTTATATGTTGAAGTATCTCCACGACAGGAACATTGTTTTCCCAGATAGAGTCCATCAAACCAAAGATAAGAAATTCCCAGGCGCATACGTTATGGCAAAACCAGGTTACTACAATTACGTGGTTTCGTTTGACGTTGCTTCTATGTATCCTCATATGCTTATGATGTACAATATCTCACCAGAGACTTTGGTAATGAATCCAGAATCTACGGAAGGATTGTACAGTTGTCCTATTTCTCAATGGAAGACTTGGGAAACGGTTGAAGGCCCTTATGAATGTGGTGGTGTTTATTACCGCAAGGACAAGAGAGGTGTAATGGCCGAACTTGTTAGTACAATCTATCAAGATAGAAAGGTCTTCAAGGAAAAAGGATTCATCGCCGATACGATGGCCAAGAAAGGTGTCCTTGATGATTTTTCAAAAGAATTGATTGAGGCTGTCAAGGAAGAGGGTGAACCAGCAGATTACTATGACTCTCAGCAAATGATTCGTAAGATTCTTATTAACTCAATGTATGGAGTTCTTGGAAATGAATATTTCAACTTCTACAATGTTAGTAATGCGATAGCAGTTACATTGAGTGGACAGGATTTGATTAGATATTTGTCAAATACTTTGAACTCTTATATGAAGAAGAATTGGCACACTCTCGGTCCAAAATTATTTCCAGAATATAAAGGAGAATGGAAGCCTTTAGAAAAAGATGTTGTCATTCTTGTTGATACAGACTCCAACTATGTCTGCTTGGAAGAGATTATAGAGAATATGGGTCTTGAGTTTGAGGATAACAAGGCATTTTTTGATTGGATCCAGTATCTTGAAAATAACTTCTTTAATCCATTCTTTGACAAAATTCTTAACATTTACGCCAAGAAATATGATGTTCCTCAGATGATTGAATTCAAAAGGGAAAAGATCATTACGCAGAAGTTCATATTGGGTAAGAAGAAATATGCCGATGAGGTTATAGCCGACGAGAAGAAAATGTTTCTTGACGAACCGAAGATTTCTATTACAGGAATTGAGGTTGTAAGAACTGATACTCCAAAGTTTAGTCGTGATAGAATTATGGGTGTTGTCAAACAGATATTCAATGTTCGTGGTAAAGATAGACCTGCTGTTATGGAGAAACTTCGTTCAATCCACGAAGAGTTCTTGAAAGCACATCCATCTGATATTGCCAACCCAACTGGTATCAAAGACTATCAGAAGTATGCTGAACCAGTTGAGAAATACATCAAACAGAAACGTATCAACTATCCAAGTCACTTACCAATCCACGTAAGGGCGGCAATGAACTACAACTACATAGTTGCCAAACACAATTTGCCTCTAATGGAAGTTGACAACGGAACTAAGATGAAATACATCTATGTATCCAAGCACAAGAATGAATTGGGTCAGAACATCATTGGTTTCATTAATGAATGGCCTAAGGAATTTGACGACTTGTTCTTCGTAGATATTGAGGAACAGTGGCAAAAAGTCTTCCAAAGAGCCATTCAGCGATTCTTTGATGTATTGGGATGGGGCCAGATTGAAGTAGAAGAGAATACTTTATCCGAATTCATCCAATTTTAGATTGACATTTCCACAAAAATATGTTATCATTACAATAGAGTAATTCGGTCAAAAGGAGGGAACTCTAATGAAAAATCTATACGATATTATTTTAAAAGATAAGGCAACTAAGGATAGTCCTGCGTTATCATCTTATCTTTTTGAAGAAGACGAAAAGGTTGACTTTTTATCTACAAATGTAATTACACTTAATCTACTGTTTAGTGGAAAAATGGACGGTGGAATTCCAGTCGGAAGAATCACACAAATTGCTGCTTCATCAATGCTTGGTAAATCTTTCGTGGCTTATGGTCTTGTAAAGAATGCTCAGAAGAGAGGAATGCAGGTTTGTATTATTGATACTGAAAGAGCGTTTAGTTTTAATTTTGCACAGGCGATTGGAATTGATATTAGTCCAGAGAAGTTGGTGGTTCTCCAAGAAAACAGTATTGAAGATGTAAGTGGAATCATAACCACTGTTTGTAAAGAGGTTCCTAAAGATGAAAGGAAAAACATTCTTTTCGTTATTGATAGTTGGGGTTCATTGGTAACTTCAAAAACTATGGACAACGCACTAACTGGTAACGACAAAGCAGACTTTACAATCCCCAAGAAGAAAAACAATCTATCCAATATTATGTTGAACACGAAAGCAACTTTCTTTGTTGTCAACCACGTTTATGACAATGTTGGTGGAATGGGAGACACGATCAAAATTCCTGGTGGAAGAAAGATTGAGTTCAATAGTGAAGCAATTGTCTTGGGAAGAAGTCGTGCCAAAGAAAAGCAATCGGCAAGTGACCCAACAATTATTGGTTATATCATCACCGCAGAAACATACAAGTCAAGATGGTCAAAACAGAATTCCAAATTGAAGTTCAGAATTAAGGTCAATGGTGGTCTTGATATCTTCTATGGAATTCTGGATGATGCTATTGATTGTGGTGTTGTTGTAAAACCAAAGCAAGGATATTACAGTAGACCTTGTGTTGAGAACGATAAGGAAGTTAAGGAAAATACAATTTACAATTCTGATTTTTGGTTGCCAATCTTCAAGGACACCAATTTCAAAGCATGGTTGGAAGAGAAATATACTCACAACGATACTTTGGATATTTCCACGGAGACAGATGGTTTAAATCTTATGACAGAAGAAATCAAAAAGTCAACCAAAAAGAAGGTCAAGTAAATGGACGCAATATTCTTTGAGAAAGTATTACTCAAGTTTCTGTTTACATTAGACGAGGTACGAGAGAAGGCTGTTCCTTTTCTCGTACCAGAAATCTTTGAAGACCAGAAGAATCTCCAGATTTCAAAAACAATGTTGTCAATGAATGAGAGATTTGAAAAGTTCCCAACTGTATCAGAGATGCGTTTGGAACTTGACAGCGAGGATGTGTATAACAGACTCGTTGAAATTATGAATATGGATGTGACTGAATATCAAACAGAATTTTTGTTAGAAGAAATTGAAGAGTTTATCAGAGAAAAGCTAATTCACAATGTCAACGTAGAGATTGCGATGAATCTTACGAATGGCAAAAGCGAAGAACTCAAGAAATCACCAGACGACTTGAGAGAAGCGATCGCATTCAGTTTTGATACAAAGGTTGGATTGGACTTCCTTGAGGAAGAAGAGAGATTGTACAATCACCTTCACAACAAGGATAGAGTCATTCCGACTGGTATTAGTGTTTTGAATAAGGTGATTGAAGGTGGTTACCATGAGAAGTCATTGACTCTATATATGGCAGAAACTAACCTTGGTAAATCCCTTATCATGGCATCTGGTGCCGTTGATACAATACTTCGTAACAAGAATGTTCTTTATGTGTCGTGTGAAATGTCAGAAGATAAAATCTCTGAAAGAATCATGTCTAATATGTTTGATGTTGCTACTGAAGATTTGAAGATGATGCCTCGCAACAAATTCCATGAGAAGTTTGAGAAGATTAAGAAACAGGTTCACCATAAATTAGTTGTCAAGGAATATCCCCCAAGAACGATTCATACTGGACATATTCGCAATCTCATAAAGGAATTGAAAGTTCGTAAGAAGTTTGTTCCAGATATAATATTCATTGACTATCTTGGTATTATGAATCCAATCTATAAGAACAAGGGTGACAACTCATACCTTGAAGTCAAGAGGATTTCCGAAGAGGTCAGAGCATTAGCAGTAGAACTTGGAATCCCAATCGTATCCGCGGTTCAAACAAACCGTGGTGGATTTGGTGATGCTGAGATTGACTTGACAGATATTTCTGATTCAATCGGAACAGCGGCAACCGCTGATGTTATCATTGGTGTTACTCAGTCCGAGGAAATGAGAAACATGGGTAAGTATGTTTGGATTATTCTCAAGAACAGATATGGTTTAAACAAGAAGAAAATGACTGTCAACGTAGACTATTACAAGATGCGTGTCTTTGAGGACGATGATTCTGTTACGGAGAATACCGCAAAGTCAATTACCAAAAACCCGCCAAGTGATAAGGATAAAAAGAAGAAGGTGGACGACGCAGTAAATGATGTAAAAAATGTGTTGAAGAAAGATACAGATGATAAGTTCGGTAAAATGATTGAATTTGAATAAGGAGTTCTAATGTCTAAAAACCAAATTGTGACACTTGATAGCCAGTTTAGTATCCATAACAAATCAAATGAGAGTGAAGTTATCTCAGAAATTTTAAGAAACGAATTCTACAAATGGATGGAAGATAATGGATATGAACTTGAGAAAATTAAGTCTATCT